AGACACTGTTCTAAACAATCCATGATCATAGGAACATACTTGGGGTCCACAGGCTTAGGTGGCTTTCTTTGGCCTTTCTTTGGTTGGACATCGGCATCCTCTGGTTGGTCTTCAGCATCCTTTGGTTGGTCTTCAGCATCCTCTGGTTGGTCTTCAGCATCCTCTGGTTTATCGAGTCGTGACTTCATGGCTTTATGAGCGGCAATGTAACGAAACGGAAACTGTTTACCGCCATGAACGCCAGACAAAACCATGTCACAGTACTCCTTCATCAACTCTTCACCTGGATCACTACTCGCAAAACCACGCAGATTTCTCAGTGCGGCCATATGTGGTAGACGACGACCCATAGCTTCGAACGTTTCTGACCAAGTCTTTCCTTGCGAACGATGTTTCTCCCAAGTAGTGTCCTCATCGTCGAGTTCGACTGTGCCAGTTGTCATTAGAGGGTCAAGAACCGTACTTTTAACAACCTTTTTTGAAGGATGTGAAATACGCGCGACATCGATCACTGCCTTGGAATACTTTCCACAGTGATAAGGCGTGATTTCGAGCAATCGATCTTCAAACGCACGTTTCATGAAACTAGGAAACTTGGACTTACTTCCATGAAGCGCCTTCCATGATTCTACGATAGAAATCATATCACCAGGCAGAGGGCAACATTTTACAACTGTATCTCGAAATGTCTTGGGATTTTCTTCATTGAACTTGATACGGTTAGGATGCGAAGCTGCGATAGCCAAAAGCTGTGCCGGTGACTTACGCATGAACCATTCATTGCGAGCCCTAATCGCGAGATTCAACGTTTCGCCGAAGTCGAACTCGAGTGCGTCATTAACAGCATCATAAAATACCTTTTGACGACTGACTCCGAAATACTTTGGTAAAACCAAGTGCTCCTTCAAAACATCGAATATTTTTTGTATATGTAGTGAGGGTTTCTCCTCCTCTTTATTTGGCATATAGTAAGACGGCTCTCCGAGAAATCCAGACAAAAGTGGCATCATAAGACGTCGAATTGGATTGAAAATCTCATAAGCGCTTTCCCCCATAAAGTTAGTGTGTGTTTCGGTAAAAGTAGTCATTTTGTATAATAATACGATCTGTTTATGTATATTTAGAAATGTCTAAAAAATAAATCAATTTTTTATAAATATTATATATATGCCAAGATCAACAACACACAAAACAAGTACTAGAAAAAGTAGCAAAAGTGGTGTATCTAAAAAAGAATTAAGAATAGCAAAATTTAAACGTCCAAATATATATCAAAATAGACCCGGATCCTTAACTACTTTAGATAAAGTAGGTGATACTACCGCACATGTTTTTAATAGTATAAGAAAAGGCGTCAAAAAATTTAGTGACCCTTTTATTACACCTGCAGATTTACGTGTACAATTATCTGCCCATGAATATACAATATTACAAAGAATTCACGATTTACAAGTTAGTAAACCTGGAGATGTAGTTGCCGCAGAAGGACCAAGTTTTGATCCTAAAAAAATGAAAATTGACTTAAATTATGAATCTCTACAAAAATTATTGAGTAAAGACGACGAAGAAAGATCTCAAAGTGATAAAGATCATGAAAAAAAACCTCCTTTGTGGCAAGAAATAGATTATGTTAATAGAAAATTAATAGACCAAGAAATTAAAGAACTTAAAATCCTTAGAGCAAATTATCATTCAAATAAAGCAGAACGAATATATTATTTGTATAATTTGTTAAAAAATCTCGAAAATAGAGAAACATATTCACAAGGAGAAATTATAGGTAATTATCATAGATTTGAAGGTGACGAGGATGATATAAAAGAGTTTATTGAAAATGGAAAAATGAAAGTAAAACTAGGTGATTTATTATGTGAAGCACAAAATTGTAAAGAAGATACAGAGGATGATATGGAAATTGATGAATCATCAACTAGTAGAAGCGGTGGTAAAAGGAAATCAAAAACACGTAAAATAAGTCAAAAATAATTTATAAAAACAAATGTACAAATGATATTATTTAATATGACTTTTAATTCCTCCTTGTATTTCTTTATGTGCTTCTTCGATTAACTGTTTTAATAAACCATCTTCATGATCAAACAATAATTCTTTTTTTGTTTTTTTTGGTCTTCCTGGTTTTTTTCCATTTTTCATATGTTTTTCGATTTCTTTGCGATTCGACCAGAATTCGTTGAATATTTTCATTTGATCATTAATATTCCCTTCGCAATAGAATTGGGAGAGATATGTATCTTGTATGGAAGGACTGTGGGGTTGCTGCTTTAGCAACCAATAGCCAAATATAAACAAATGATTATATTTAGCGGGTAATCTATTTAATTTCGCATCTTGCGGGATTGACATATTATGATAAATGATATTATACTATTTTTCATTATATAAAAAAGGACTTCAATTTTTATTCATATCTAAATAAATAGATAAAAATATAAATCTTAAGTATTATAAAACCGCATGGATAATGAATATTACGATCATTCAGATATATCATGTTGTGAGTTAGTTATTTATTATATAATTTATATGTTATCATGATGTTCGTTACTCATCATCTTCTCTTAAAGATTTGAATTGAGTTTTAAATGCATGTCTTAATTGATCATTAAGTGATCCACTCTGTCTTATATCATTTTTATTTTCATTCATCTCAGGATTTTTCACTATTTCCGAAATTGTATGTCTTCTTTGCGCCGTAGGTTCGGTGTTTACTGAATTTTTGGATGTATTTGATATAACAGGCTCTACTATTTTGTCTAATGGTTTATTTACATTTTTCGGATACACACTATCGGTATTAGATTCATTCAATTGTTTGTAAAATAAATCACGTAATTTTGGTATTTCATTAAATTTAATATGCGCATATTTTTCGCATATTTTTTCAACTCGTGACTTATATTCACAGTATTGTTCCATATACTTAAGTTCAAGTTCATTTTGTTTCGCCAATAATTCCAAATATTTTTCCATCTTTTCATTTTGCTGTGACAAAATATTCAATTCATTTTCGTTTTTCATTTTTTCTTTTTCAATTATCTTTTTATACGTCTTAATTTCATTGTTTATATCTTCTTCATTAATTTTATCTTTGAGCTTCGTAGAAAAAACATCTATTTCTTCTATACTTTCATTGAGTTTCTCTCGCTTAGTTTCCAACTTCTTTATTTCATCTAATAAATCGAAGATTTCTTCTTTTTTTTCATCTTCAGGTTTACTCATTTATTATAAAATGAGTAAAAAAAAATTCGAATATAAACATAAATATATTCAAATATGATAAATCCAATCTATGGATCAATGGCGCACATTGTATAGTTATTCTTCTTGTGCTTTAGCGAGGATTTCATCAATTAGTTTTTCTTCTTCTGTTCTATTATCAATTACTTCTTTCTTCTTTCGACCACGTTTCTTCTGTTCCTTAGGTTCTTTTGGAGGTGGTTTCGGTTTGGATTCCTTAGCATTTTCACGCAATTGTTTCTTATACTCCTTCTGAATAATTTTATAGTCTTCGAAAAAGCTATCGATGAATTCCATTTGATCGTTAACATTGCTAAAAATGTTTGTCATTTTCACAATGTCATTTGTATCATTGTTTTTCATCTTTTCTGAGAGCCAATAACTAAACACAATGAATTTCTCATACTTAGCAGGAACTTTTGTATTTTCACAAATAGACTTATCGCAATTTTCCATTATTTAAATAATCTATAAACGAGGAATTTTATACATATCTAAATTATCTGAAAAAATATTTCAATTTTTTTAGATTTGACATAATTACATAACAATAATAATAATTGTCAATAATGCCTGGACTGTGACAATTGCTTTTAAACGCATACTTTCTGGATATATATCACCATAACCTAACAAGCAACCTGTAACAATTGAAAAATAAAGACGATTAAAATATTTTTCTAATGGTGATTTTATAACCCTTTCTTTGTCTGCTTCGCGTTCAACTTTTCCTATTTCAGAAATAATCTCTGCGTTTGTTTCTCTTGGTTTTTTAGATTCATCAAATAAATTACTAAAATCAACAAAACCTTCGACATTCTGAAAATTGATAATTTCCTTTTGCGTTATTTCTATATCTTCTACTTTTTCGCGTACTACTTCATCCTTCACAATATCTTTTATTTTATTTACACCAAACCATTCATCATCAGAAATAAACATGTATGTAAAACTAAAAAAAATCATACTTATTAATACTAAAATTACCTTATTTTTTCTAATATCATATATCAATTGATTCATATACTATATTATAAGAAATTTTAATATATTATAATATTCTTTGAAAAAACCTTGAAAAAAATCCCATGGATCCGTTGAACTTTTTCTCAAAAAAGGACATTTTTAAAATGTCCAAAAATGAAAAAAAGTTTATAGGATTTTATAAGATTTTTCGAAATTTGTAATTTACAGCATATACGAGTGAAAACAGAAGGATTACTTTTTTGGCATGAGACTGAGAAAAAAAATACGCGGAAATTTCCGGCGATTTTTGTGTAACTCTAGTATAATGACGCAAAAGTCGCCAAAAGTCGCCAAGAATTTTTATTGTTCAGTATGTGATTATAAATGCTTTAAGAAAAGTGATTATATAAAACATTTATCAACTGATAAACATAAGAGAGTTACAAATGATGACGTAAAAGTCGCCACAACATATCAATGTGAATGTGGAAGATTATATTCTCATAGACAAGGCTTATATGCTCACAAAAAGAAATGTAACTTTAATAATTCAATAATTGTCCAAAATGAAGAAACAGACTATAGAGGATTGTTATTTAGGGCAATGGATCAGTTACAGCAGCAACAAACTGAGATGACAACACAGCGAAAAGAATTAATGGAACAATTAAATATTCAACATGAAGAATTGCGAAAAAAAGATGAATTAATGGAGCAAATGATTCATAAAGTAGGGCATACTACAAACCATAATAATCAGTTTAATATTAATATGTTTTTAAACGAGACATGTAAGAACGCAATAAATTTGTCTGATTTCATAGAACGTATTGAAATAAGTCACGATGATTTAGAAAATAATGCACAATTGGGTTTTGTCAATGGAATGACAAAGATATTAATGGATAATTTACGTCATTTAACATTACAAGAACGTCCAATTCATTGTACAGACGTGAAACGTGAAACGCTTTATATTAAGGATGAAGATGTATGGGATAAGACACATTCCAATGAGAAATTGGAAAATGCTATACAAGAAGTTTCACGCAAAAGCATGAAATCTTTATTGGATTGGAAGAGGACAAATCCGGAATATAAAAATTTAGACTCAGATTTTTCTAAGCGTTGTATTCCAATGCATCAAAATTCGACTGCTATATCAAAGAAGGATTCTTTTTATCCTAAGATCATTCACATGTTAGCAAAAGAAAACAGTATTACCGAATTGAAAACGATTCATTAGAGTACATCAATCGTGTCATAATGCCCTTATAATTTTATATAAATTATATAGATATTATTGAATATAATAAATATTACTATATAATTATTATATTATGAATTTCCCAATAGAATTAGTTGATAAAATATTACAATATGAT